TGCATCGGTATGAACTGGAGGGAATAACTAAATCGGAGTTCTACCCGGCGCCGGATGCTTGTTCTGAATGTTTGGCTCTAGCAGGGGAATATTCTACAAATGAAATGCACGGTATGATTCCCGTGCATCCATTTTGTAGGTGCGTAGCTTTAGTTGTGGTTTAATATGGACTTACCATCCCCCTAGGGATTCAATAAAATCTGCTTTATATTATAGCACAAATGGAAACATAGTGCAACTGCATACTTGCCAGTAGTCTAGGAGGTCAATTATGGACATGATATACAAAACTTATCGAGCTGAGGTGCGAGGTGTCAATGCAGACGAGGGAACGATTGATATGTTTATTCCTGTCTCCACTGACGAATTTGATAGAGATAGTGATATTGTAGAACCTCTTGCATTCAAGAAAACTCTACCCAAGTTTATGAAACGACCTGTTCTGGTAGCTTCCCATGACTACAGGGACCTGACTAATCAGATAGGCGAATGGTCAAGACTCAAGATTGGTGAGACTGGCATGGAGGGCAAGCCCAAATACTATATTGGGCAAGGCAATCCTCAAGCCGACTGGGGTTTTACCTTAGCCTCTAAGGGCATGGCTGCATTCTCCATTGGCTTTATTCCTAAAGTTTGGGAAGATGGTGATGGTGTGAAGTCACCTAAACGGACTTTCAAAGAGGTGGAACTTCTGGAAATCTCCCAGGTCATAGTCCCTAGTAACCGTGAGGCTATTCAAGGTATCCGTTCTAAGGGTGTTGATCCTGTAACCGATAAGTTATATGACGATGTTGATAAGGCTTTTGAGGAACTTATCCCCTTTGGGAGACTCGTGACTAAACCCGAAGAGACAGATGAGTATATCAGAATCCCAGTCAAGGAATGCAAGATTACAGCTACTATTGATATATCTGCTAAAGAAGGCATTAAGGCTCTCTATTGTGGCAAGGAAAAGGAGATTGCTACCTATCTGTTTGCCAAAGACCACGACTGGGATATGGTCAAGGCGAGGGCATGGGTAAAAGAACATGAAGGCAAATCCCTAAAAGTTGAACACGAAGTATCACAAGAGGAAATCATGGATGAACTTGATTATCTTAATACCTTAATCCTATCTGAGGGTATAGGTGACAAGATTCAACCCGCCATGTGGTTATTGGTTAAAGAGATACTGCGTTTATCAGGAGACAACATTCCTGTTGATATACGGACTATGGTTACACCGATAGTAGAAGTGAAAGCCAAAGATGAAACTTTGACACACTCAGATATTCTAGAGTCTATCAAGCGGATAGCGAAAAACTAAATTGGAGGCAAAAGAAATGCTTACAGCAGAACAAAAATTGGAATTAGACAAGGACATAGGGGCCATTGTGGATGAAAGAGTCCAGAAACAGGTGGAGGAACGGCTAGCTAAGGAAATTGTAAGGAGATTCACTCCCGGCACTAATGACATCAAGGTGGCATTGAATCCAGAGGATGCACTGAAAGCCGATAAACTCGGTGGCTTCAAATCAGGTGCACACTTCTACAATGATGTCATCAAGGCGAGTCGTGGGAATATAAGTGAGACTCTACAGAAATGGAATTCAGTCTCTAAGCTCACAGGGTACATGGAGGAAGGCGATCTGTCACAGGGTGGATATTTGGTGCCTACTCAAGTTAGCAATAGCATAATTGAGAAAACCTTAGAGGCATCAATAGTAAGGGGCAGAGCAACCGTACAACCTATGGGGTCTAACCGTTTGGAGATTCCGGCAGATGTGGATGCCAATCATGCCACTAACTTCTTCGGTGGAGTTATTATCTACCGGCCAGGCGAGAAGGGAGCCAAAACTCCTACCAACCCGGTATTCGGCAAGGTGTGTCTGAATCTGCATAAGGTAACTGGCCTATGCTATGTATCAGACGAACTATTGGAAGATTCGACCATTGCACTAGAATCTTACCTGACCCGTAAGTTTTCGGCGGCTATTGCCTTTGTGCAGGATGATGATTTCCTGAATGGCAATGGTGCCAATATGCCAATAGGCATGTTTAACGCTGCTAACCCTTCACTTATCACGGTGGCGGCTGTCGGTGGGCAAGGTGCCAATACAATCATCGCAGAGAACATTGCTGCTATGTGGGCACAGTTGTATCCCAATGGACAGTCTAACGCTGTCTGGATTGCTAACATCGAGACCTTCCCTCAACTGTTCGGTATGGCTATTGCGGTAGGCGCAGGTGGCGTTCCCGTCTGGATGCCTGCCAATAGTATTGCTGGCAGACCTTATGAGTCTTTGATGGGTAGACCTCTTATCTACTCAGAGAAGATGCAAGCTCTTGGTACAGCAGGGGATATTGGATTGGCCGATCCGAGTCAATACTACATTGGAGAAAGGGGTGGCCTTCAGGTTGCCTCGTCAATGCATATCGCTTTTAATTATGACGAGACCTGCTTCCGTTTTGTCCTGCGCTATGATGGCGTTCCTTCGTGGCTTTCAACCCTAACACCGAGGCGTGGCACTGCAACCCTCAGCCCATTCATCGTTCTGAGTGGCACTAGAACCTAAATAAACCAATAAGGGGGAGTTAATGCTCCCCCTTTACCCAAACATCTTTAATGGAGGTAAAATAAATGACTAGATTTTCAGATTCACACGGGATAGTCTATGAAACAATCATTGTTGCTGCCAACTATAATGCTGGTGTGACAATGGATTCAATCAATATGGGTAAATACAATCACGGTACTCTCATTGTTGTAGGCGATGTTGCCTGTGCGGGTGCGGGTGTCTTGACCATGATGGCAGGTGGGGCTGATGCTGCGGTAACGGCGGCCATTACATTTGAATATCGTTATACCGCAACGGATGTTGCATCTGCTACTGCTGATGTATTGAGTGCTCCGGCCACCTCTGCTGCCTTATCATTTACAGAGGCATATATCCGTAGTGGTATGTACGTCATTGAATGGGACGTTGAGGACATGAATGTACTGGGCGTTCAATATAACTGGATGACCCCTGTTCTTGATGCTACAGGTACGGCTGGCATAATTACGGCTATTGCTATTCTGTCTGAGCCTCACTATGAGAAGGAAGTAATGCCGACTGCTGTTGTCTAAGGAGTAACTAGGTGACAATCCCTAAACGAGATAAACGAAGGCGGAGAAGGTCAAAAGCCTTCTCCGCACCCCCCGAAGATAAGATGGTTCGCATATTTCCTCGTGTCTGCCCCTTTTGTGGGCAGGGGTCATATTCAACCATATGTTATTGCGGGAGATTAACAGTAATCACCAAAGGGTCGGGAACGTAAGACCCGATCTCTACCCGGTAAATAAAATGGAGGTAAACTATGGCTAATTTATTGCAAGGCAAAGCACTTCGCCAACTAATGATCGGCAAAAAGGTAGACCGCCCAGCGGAAGCAATAGCGATAACAGCAACGCCTGGAGACCCGTACTTTGATGTTCACGGACTTTGTCTGTTGACGGGCTTAGTCGGGGTATGTACTACAACGCATGGCGGCGTAGCTAATACAATGTCTTTTGAGTTCAACCCTGATGCTGCTACTGGTGCTAACTCTGCTATCACAGCAACAACTGACCTCGGAACGGCCTCAGTTGTTGGGGATGTCTGCGTTGTGGTTGGTGCTCCTGGCACTGGGCCGCTAGGGGGGCATGTGGCTGTGAATGTACTAGGTTCAACAGCAGGCAAGGGCATCGTTTTGAATGACGGTATAATCGGCTTGGTTGCAACAGCCGCCAATGGTGGATGGCGGTGGATTCTGTTCTATGTACCTATTGATGATGGTGCTTACATTGACGTAGTCTAGTAGTTCTTGAGAGTGGGGGTATTGAGGTGGCTCCTCGTTCAAATGACTTCGCTAGGTCAGCCCCCATTCTCTTTGCTTTGAATACAATCCTTTCTGGAGGTTTAATATGTCTGATAGGAAGATAAGTTATATTGAAACCGATGATGAAATAGCCTGGTTTGAAAAGGCTTCTGGCATAACGGGTGAAGGTCTTATCCAGTTAATAAGACCTAGCCGAGTTATATATGGTAAGCCGATTGTTATGGACAGCGAACCTATCATACAGAGTCATCTATCATTTCCCAGGACAGTTGTAACTGAATTAACATCGGCGGCTGGTTATACACTGACTGCGGCTGAACTTTTGGGTGGATTAGTAACTGACGCAACCAATACAGGGGCGATTGCTGTGGTTATGCCTACGGTAGCTGCAACCGTTGCCTCAATAAATGGCTGGGTGCCCAATTTATCTTTTTACTTTATCTATCGGAATACTGGAGACCAGACGGTAACATTAGGTACGGATGCCCTTACTCAGTGGACGATGACAGGGACAATGACCATAGCCACCTTGAATGCTAAGTTATTTCTTTGCATTATAGATAGTGCTACTACGGGAAGGGTTTATAGTATCGGGACTTTTGTTTGTTAAGAGGTGAAATATGACTGTAATTTACGAAGAGCATATTGAGCATTGCCTAGAGAAAACAGACGGATCATGTCCATTGGGTGATGATAACTTATTTGTTATTTCCGGTGGCCCTATCCTTGTTACTCACTTCTCAGGGGTTGTTTCCACGATAATAGGCAATAATGTCTCGACTTGTACCATACAACATGCTTGCACTACACCTGCTGCGGATATTGCACTATCAACGGCGGTGTCGGTTGAAACCGATGCAGTTGGCACAACCTATCTCATTTCAAGTGCGGCTCTAGGTGTATTTACACCAGTCACGGCGGGTTCGGTTATTCAAGCTACAACGATGCTTCCCTGGATACTGACTCCAGGTACATTACAGGTGACATTCAGTGCGGCTAACACCGGTGCTATCAAGTGGTTTCTTGTATTCAAGCCCCTATCCCAATATAGCAAGGTAATAGCGGCGGCGTAACATGGGATTCGAGACACTAAAGAACATAATTGAGTTCAATAAACTTCAGGTAGAGATAGACAAACAGGAAGAGATGTATCCGGCTGAATGTCCCGATTGTGACTGGATTCTCAAGGAGAACGCCAAGGGTGAAAAGTCCTGCCCGATGTGTGGCAGGACTTGGCGATAAGTATGGGGTAGCCCCAAGTATGGGGTAGAAGGGGAAGGGGTTACTCCTTTCCCTTTTCCCTGCTACCCCACCAAATGAAAGGAGTTTATGGAAGAAGCAATCAGGGAACTGGCAAGATTCCTGGGGATTAGTTTTGAAGAGACCCAAAAGCGGGTAGAAGACCATCCTGCTAGTAATCTGGCCCAAGAATGGGACGAGGCTAATCCCAAAACCAATGAGGATGTAGAGAAATTCTACCAGGAAACTAACCATTACCTATATGAGTGTATTCCCTGGAATTATGCTAGTTCGGTGTTTCATCAGAGAATAGAACCATTATTCTGTTACCACAATAAGAAGATACTGGAAATCGGGGCAGGTATTGGTTCACTTTGTATAGCCTTGCAATACGCTGGAAATCAGGTCACTTATTGCGATATATCAACAAGACTAGGTAGGTTTGCTAAACAGCGGTTTCAAGATAGGGGTTTTGCTATCCCGATAGTTCAAGACCTGAAGACAGTTAGAGACTTTGATATAGTTGTGGGGATAGACTTCTTTGAACATGTTCACCCCGATAGATTACCTACCTTGCTCAAGGAAATCGCTAGTGTACTGAAAGATGGCGGTTTTGTATATCACCGTTCTAATTATAACCAACAACCCATCATACCTACTCAGAATATAAATACTGATTCTTATTGGGATAGTATATGGGCCAGAGAAGGCAAGGATACCTGGAGGCAATACCCTCTTACCTTCAAGAAAATTGCCTCACAGATAGAACTGGAGGACACTGTTCTTGATGTAGGTTGTGGGGTTGGGATATTGCTTGATATCTTAAAGCCACATTGCAAAGAAGTAGTTGGGCTAGATATTAGTCCTGCTGCTATTAGCATACTTGAATCAAAAGGCATTAAGGGCAAGGTTGGCAAGTTGCCCGAAATCTGTTTCCCTGATAAGTCCTTTGATGTTGTTGTGGCAACTGAAACAATGGAGCACCTTGATGATCCCGTTGGGCTTCTCTGGGAGGCGGTACGGGTTGCCAGGAAGAAGGTTATTATTTCTGTTCCGGATAATGTCTTGGGGCCAAAGGAATTAGCGGAACATCGACAACTATTTACCGAAGCAACTCTCAAAAAGCTGTTGGGTCAATTTTTCGATGACTTCGAAATAGATAGTTTTACTGATATCTTTACTATACCTAACCAGCCAATAAGACTACCTACGCTTTTGGCTATATGTAATGTGCGGCTATATCCAGGGGAAGTTAAACCGATAGTCCCTGTGAGTACAAAGAAACCAACTGTATATCCGATGCATTATGACCATTCCCAGTATTTTAATAAACTAGCCAAAGATGCAGGGTTGAATCTGAGGCAGAATGGCGATTTAGTCAAGGATGGGGAAAGTAAGGGAGTGCAGATTGGGATTCCTATCACAGGCGATATGGGAGACGAGTTATTCTATAGTTTCCTCTCCCTCAAAAAGCCTCAGGGAACTAAATTAACTAAGTTTCGGGGCAAGCCGGTTGACATCGCCAGAAACGAAATAGTCAAGAAGTTAGAGAAGGACTGGCTATTCTTTATGGATGCAGACCAGACCTTCCCTCCTGAAGCATTGGAACGGCTACAGTCCTGGGATTTAGATGTGGTGAGTGGCTTGTACTTTAAGTCACCG